GCGCATTTTTTATGGGATTCATAAGTGGAGCCGCGCCAGGGCTACTCGTTAGTTTAATACAGATTTTCGGAGAGCAACCATGACCACACCAAAACTATCAGACGAAGAGGTGAAGCCTGTGAGGGGAATGAGTAAGAAGCGATTTTGGTTATCTTGGAACGAATACGCGGATGACTATCGACCTTTGAAGTATCCACCTAACGAGCAAATTCTAGGTTGGTGGTGCTCTGGGTATGGGGATGGTTATGCAACTCTGTGCGCTCTAGTTTCTGCTACGCATGAGAACGATGCGTGGAAAGCGGTTAAGAAGGATTGGCCGCAAAGGAGCGTGGAAACTAGATTTTGTGATGAAGTAGCTGACGATTATGACCCACGAAAAGGGGGCCGATTCGTTGGTGAGGATTGGATGGAGAAACGTATATGACCCCCACTAAGTTATCAGCCGAAGAGGCGAAGAGGATTGAGGCTGAGGCGGTAACCTATGCTCTCAAAGCTATGGGCAGTCATCCAGACGACGAAGAAGCTAGGCAACAGTGCGCGATGAACTATAGCGATGGAGCCACCGCCGAAGCCCTGAGAGCTTTGGAGAGGGAGGAGGCGTTGAAGTGGGATCTGCTTGACGCTTTTTGTAATTGGCTTGAGAAAGAGAAGTATTGCCTAACGGCAGGAAGAGGATTGCCAAGAGAATTTATCGAATCCCAAAAGCAGACGGAGGGGGAAGGTGAGTGATGTAATTTTCTGGGTAACAGCCGTTTTCACATTTGCTATTTGTATAGGTGGACTTTTTGGAGATCAGAGCAAATGACCACACCGACGAGAGATGAAGATTTAGATACCGAGCACCATATCGTTATTGATATTTTGCAAGAGTTGGAAGGCCGTAAAGGAATGGGTATTAGTGACCTTGACGAAGAAACTCAGCAAGAGATTACAGATAAATTCATCGAGATTGTTAAAGAACACCTAGAGACAGCCGAGCGCGAGGCGTTTGAGGCTGGCTCCATGATTGAGCATGTATCTAATGATGACAATTATATGTGCCCCGTTGTCATTACCAGGACATACCAAACATTCGAAGCCATGATACGAAGAGCGTTGGGGATGGCGAGAGCAGAGAAAGAAGTGAGGCGGGTTGAGTATACCCCAAGAGGATATCCTATTAATGTCGTGGATATGGTTAATGCAAATTACTCAGCCGACGAAATCGTAAAAGCTATTATTGGGGAGGGGGAGTGACAGACATTAAAGTATTCCAAACAGAGCGCGACAAGGAAATGTATGGACTTGGCAGAAAGGATGCGCTGGAGAGTTTAATGCAGGAGGTGGAGAAGGTTAAGTATGAGTACTACGACAAATACGACAGGGGTAGAACTGTTATCGACATAGACGACCTCAAGGCCGTGGTGGAGAGGTTAAAATGACTAGAGACGAAATAGAAGAAGTTTCCATAGAACAACTAACAGACGCTTACCACATGGGGCAAATCCCGGCTCTATTCGATTCGTTTGATATTGATGCCTGGACATCTTCCGAAAGCGGGCGGCTAGAGTGGGCTAAACACACAACGCCCCAGGAAATACTCGATAGGCTTTTGCAATTCGTTAAAGATACACAAACGGAAGTTTATATAGATGAGCTTTTGAGAAGGTTGCGAAATAATGAAAGATGCTGAATTTGAAGCCATAAAGCACATGCTAGAGCACACATTTAAGCGGGGCGGCTCTAAGATTGAATTTAATAAAGAAGAGTTGAGCGTTTTACTTTATAAGATTCAGCAGCTAGAGAGCTTGAACGAAAATCTAACGAAACGCTATAAATTCGCGCTATCTGAAATTGACGTTCTCCGCGCCGAAATCGAAAACCACGTAAAATCATCTATAGGAGACTTAGAGAGAAAAGCTTTTCGAGCCGGTCAAAGCTCTTTCCGTAGTATAGGAATTGATGAAAATTACGAGCTACAAATAGAGTTCGACCCTCAAACTTTTGATGAGTGGAAAAAAGATTGAATTTTTTAACCGGGCTCTACTGCATACTTTCGACATATATAATCATAGCTCAACACTATGGAATAAAAGATCACGAGCAACGCCTACAAGAGCTAGAAACAACCAAACTAAACAAAATCAGCGAGGCGCAAAAACAAATCCTCGATCGCCTTGTAAACCTATCAAAACTTACTCTCGATACCGAGATAAAATTCAGGCGATTCATTAGCGACACAAAAAACACATTAGATTTCCATGACAGGGTGCACCGCTCATTTACTGAGCGGCTTAACGAACTAACCGAGTTTTATAAAGGCGAAATGAATTGAGAGCCAAAATAATGCGAGCGCTACTCCTTGCACCGGAGTATGCCCCCGACAATTCCGAAAAGCTCGTCGATACAAGCACACCCGAGCGCCGTTTGTGGTGTCATGTCCTGATTAGAGGCTTATCTGATTACGCTCGAGTTTATCTCACAGCCCAAAGAAGGCCGTTAAACGACCGGGAAAAGGTAAGGTTTGAACTTTTAAAATATTGGTTGTTTATTGACGACCCGATCGATTATGACATTTTGGATTCCGAAGTCGTAACGGTTTACGCAATCGCCGAGTTTATATCAGATGACCCCGAGAGCCTAGTCGAGCGAATAAGAAAACTCGCCCGGGAGAACCCCGACAAATTAATAACTACAAAGAAGAAAAAAATAAAAAATTTCGGCGCTAACGCCTTGTTTGGAATCTGACTGATAGGATATTATCATAATGGAAGAAGATTATATTGTGTTTGATTCGGTTTACTACGCAATCGAGCACTATCTTACAAGACCCCCTACAAGAACAAAATCGCCGAGTGATTTCGAGCCGGTATCAAGAAAGAGGCCGCTCGGAGAGCATTTCTCAGGCGATCACCCGCACGACATACACGCGGGGCTAATTAGAGCTTTCGATTACTTGTGGAGGCAGTACCCGGCGCAAGACAGGCGGCTATTTGAGCTTTATCACATGAGCTCGCCTAGAATGTCATGTAAAGCCGCGGCCTCAGAGATGGGGCTATCACACAGGCGGGCACGAAAGACGCTTGATATGATGCTAGGATCTCTCGAGCGCGAGCTCGTTAGGCGAAAGCTTGTAAGACCTTCCCAGATATACACCTCACTCCGTGGGGGCTAGGGAAACGCAGAACCCGAAACCCCCTTTTTATCAACTATTCAAAATGACTTGTCGAACAGATGGCCAAAAACAAAAAGGCCAAAACGTCGAAGGCTACCCAAGAACCTACCGAGAAAAAAGGGCGAGGACGCCCGAGTAAGTTCGACGAAGAGATAGCGAGCCTAATATGTGACTTGCTATGGAATGGAAATTCTTTAGCTAAGGCGCTTAAGGAACTCAAGGAAGCTTACCCGGATAAATGCCCTTCTCGAGATACCGTAAGAAGGTGGGCAAGAGATAACGAAGATTTTAAGAAAGATTATGAGTTCGCAAGGCTAGGGCTTGCTGATCATTACTTCGACCGAATTATTGAGATCGCCGAGGATAGATCTCGAGACACTCCGCTATTTGACGGAAAGGGCGGATATAGACCCGATCTTACAGCAGTAAATAGAGATCGCTTACAGATCGACGCCCTAAAATGGGTATGTGGAAGGATCGCGCCTTGGTTATATGGCGACAAAGCCGAGGCAGAAAAAGAAGGCGATAAGACCAGGGAGCTACCAGAAACTAAGATTGTAGCTCAACCGAAACTGAAAGAACCTCTCAAATGAGCGAGGTAGAATTCTCGGCTAAATGGTGGGTAGTAGAAGCACTACTAGACACCGAGAAAAAGGTTTTATGTGTTACCGGAGGGCTCGGAGGGGGCAAGACCGACGGATTGGTAACCCTTCACCACGATAGAGTTGTTAAAAACAAGCTCTCAAAGTTCTCGATGTTCTTTGAGCCGACTCACCGCCTTGTAGAGACGGGAGCCGTCCCAAAGTACGAAAAGCACTTGCAGCGCCTTGGATTTATTAGGGGCGTTCATTATAAAGTTACAAAGAGCCCACACTATAAGATCACGTATCTTCTAGGTATAGGCCATGAGGTTCACTTTCACAGCTTCGAGCGCCCGGAGCTTATCGTATCGGTCGACGTTTCTCACGTAACGATTGACGAGGCGGGCGACTCCGAAAAGGAAGCTTATACAAATGCGCGTCGCCGCATAAGATGCCCAAACGCTACCGTATTACAAATGCTAATCGGCGGAGCGCCCCAGGGCGTTAATTGGTTCGCAGATGAATTTGATTCAGAGGTTCACGAAGGATGGGATCTATCAGTCGATAGGGATCATGTAAACCATTACAAAGGTTATCGCCGGTTCATAATATGGACTGACGAGAACATGGATAACCTCCCGAGCGATTATATCGAGAACTTGATGATCGATTACTCGCATAATCCGGGGCTAGTCAATTCGTATAGGTTCGGTAAGTTCTGCCCGCTTACTTTAAACGCGGCCTATAGTAACTACCGGCAATATAATGATATCGACGATATCGAGCCGAGCCCAGATAGAGATGTTAATCTAACTTTCGACTTTAACGCTCAACCGGTTTCTTGGGTTTCGATTCAAAGAATACCGTTCACCGAAGGCGGTCGAAGGATATTCCGACAAGTTTGTATACACGAATCAAACGACGAAGCGAACCAGCTTTCGGACGCTTGCATAGATTTTGCAGTTAAGCACCCGCCGCATATTTTCGGCGATACCCTTATAAGAATATTCGGAGACAGAACGGGGCACGCGAAGAGCCATAAAATAGACGGCTCGGATTTTGATAACATAAAGAAATATCTCAAAGAGCTAGGCTTTAGAAAAATTGAGATATGCGCCGCTAAAGCAGTCGCGCCCGAGGCCGAGTCGGTCGACGCGGTTCAGAAAATGTTAATGAATAACTTGCTAGTTATTTGTAAGCGACTCAAAGGGCTTCGCCGCTCTTGGCTCGCTACAGAATGGCAAGTAGGTGTAAGAAAGTTATTAAAACCCGCAAAAGAAACGCACACGCACAAGGGCGATGCGGTCAAGTATTACATATATCAAGAATGTCGGGATGAAACCGGCAATTATAGAAGAAAAATTTTCGGAACAAACAAATGAATAATGAATATATATCAAGTGTGGCCGCTCCGGTTGTCGATACATCGGCAAACGCTACGGGAGATTCTTTAGGCGGTAAACTCTCTTTTGTGTCATCTAAATTTAATGGCTCTACCAACGCAAAGATTCTAGGCGCGGTAATTACAGATCTCGCTAAACAATCAGCGAATATTGATATAGTTTTATTTTCCTCCGATCCATCGGCTACAACCTTTACGACAAACATAGCGCTAGACGTTGACGACGCAGATATAGGAAAGATTTTCGGAGTTATATCTCTTACAACTCACGCCGCTCTAAGTGATAGCTCGGTATCGGTTAATCACTCCGTAAGCATTCCGATCCCGTCGGGGCTTTCTGGTACAATTTACGGCGCTCTTGTATCAAGAGGAACCCCAACATATGCGGCAGCGAGTGATCTCACCGTGAGGCTCATAGTCGGCTAATGTCGGAAATCGATTTTTCAGAGCACCCCAAATACACCGCGATGGCCTCCGAGTGGGAGAAGTATCGTGATTTATATGAGGGTAGTCACGACGTTCTAACCTCAAGCGAGAGTTATTTATGGCCACATGAGCTCGAGAAGGTTAAAAACGGCGGAGCAGAACTAAGAAGAATTAGGGAATTAAGATCTAGATATCTTAATCTTATAGAGTCGGTAGTATCTAGAATACTATCCTTTCTTTTTGCCGAGGACATGGTTGTACCGGATGAAGTAAAAAAGCTTTATGACGAAGCCTACACAGATGTAACGGGAACCGGGGTAAGTTTTGAATCATTTTGGCAAAATCATTTTGCTAAACACTACATTATCTACGGGCTACCTAGAGTTTTAGTTGATGCCTCAAAGCAAAAAGGCGAAACAGTAGAGCAATCAAGAGCGCTAGGCGCGAGGCCATTTCTTGAGCTACTAAACCCGCTCGATGTTAAAGATTGGCAGATCTCAACAGACAGAGCTCGCCGCGGTAGATATGATCTACTTCGTTATGAATATGACGTATTAGAGCCAAGAACAAATTTAGAATCAGCGCCGGTTATAGCTCGATATTCGAAAGTATTAAGCGCTTTAAGCGGTAAATACACAATATCGATTTACAAATCTCAAAACGAAAATAATAAAATCACTTGGACAAAACTAGAAGAGATCGAGGTCGACACTGAAGAGATCCCGGTAGTTTCAATTGAAGGCGAAGAATCTTTTATAAAAGACGCTTGCGAGCTACAACTATCGCTCTTTAACCTAATGAGCGCGGAAGCTTGCGTATTAAACGCTCAAGCATTTCAAAAGATTTTTGTTATAGGCGTTTCCTCTGACGAAGCAAAATTAGCTTTCGGTGAGTACGTAGCAAACTTTCTGCCAGATGGTGCAAGCGTCGAGGCTATAGATTCAGGTAATACAGCACCGCTTGAAAATGCAATTAACTCTACTATTGATAGACTTTTTAAGGTTGCATTTAATCAGGTTCACACACTTTCGAGCGACTCAAAAGAAGCCCCGGGAGCCGAATCACAAAGAGAATCGAAAGAAGATTTCGTAAAGCTGTTAAAGAGCTGTATTTCAGAAATTGAAAACGCCATTAATAAAACAAATGAACTATGGGCGAAGTTCAAGGGCGATGATAAATTTAATGCTAAAATTGAACTTAGTAAGAAGATAACTATTCAAGATATAGATAGAGAGCTCGCAATATTCCAGGCGCATAAAGACGATATAAAGAAAGTTCAAACAGCATACAGAGAATTATTAAAGAAACGAATCGCAGATCTAAACCTTCCAAACCAAGAAGATATAGAAAAAGAAATCGACGCGGCGGATTTCTCAGTAGATCAAAACGAAGGGCTAGTAGGTAACGTAAGAACGAGGCTATTACAACAGGTAAACGGAGATGTCGGAGAACAAACAACTTCTCAAGCAGCTTAATGCAACCGACGCCGAAATCGAAGCCTTTACCTTAAGACTAGAAAGATTTTTAAACAAAGCATTAACAAAGGCGTTAAAAGCCCTTGAAGATGAAACTTCAAAGAAGAGGCCAAACGCGCAACGGACAGCGCAAGCGCTAGGCGGACTACAAAGCGCACTACTCGAGGCGGGACTTTTAAAAGAGCTTCGAGAATTGGAAAAGATTTACGGGGTTCAACTCCGGGAGATTAACAGCTATCTAAGCTCGGTAGTCGGCGAGAATAATATTCTTAACGATTTAGATTTTGAAATCGCCGAGCAGTTAATCAAATTTGATACTAAGCAAATCGCTAATAAGGTTTACGCGATTACCGACGATTTAAGTTCGGTAATAATGCGACAAGTTATAAGCGGCGAAAGCCCGGATACTAGAGGGCTAATTGATAAGTTCGGTAGCAGAACGGCCTCGAACATAAAAACAGAACTTAATACTGCTACCATAGCTTTCTCTAGATCTGTTACTCAAAGAAAAGCCGACGAGCTCGGGCTTAAGTACTACATATATGTAGGGGCGCTTGATAAATTAACGCGGCCTTTTTGTAGATCTAGGATCGGCAAGGTTTACACTTGGGACGAAATAGAAAAGTGGGATAACGGGCAAGGACTACCCGCTACCATTTACTTAGGCGGATATAATTGTCGCCACGACTTGCGACCAATTTCTAACGAAAGAGCGAAAGAGCTCGGATATGGGGATAAAGATTCGTCGGAGGATTAACCTCGATAAAAACGCAAGGGATATTAGAGGCAATCTAACTAGAGCCTTAGAAGCAGCGCTAATCGATGAGGCTACAGAAATCTCTCAAAGGACTCGAGACGGGAAAACGATTACCGGAAAAGATTTCAAAGAGTATTCGGAAGGCTACGCAAAATTTAAAACTAAAAGAGGTAGGAACTTAAGACCAGATCTTACCTTCACAGGAAATATGCTCGCCTCGATAGCGAGTAACGTTAAGCAACTAAAAGATAAAATACAGGGAAAGATATTTTTTAGCTCCGCAAAAGAAGCGGAGAAAGCAGGATTTAATCAGGCATTAAGACCGTTTTTCGGGCTCTCCGCTAAACAGGTCGCAAGAATAAAGCAAAAGTTAAAAGAGGCACTAAGAAAATGACCGACACAGGCGATCAAACCCCTGAAACAATCGCGAAAGCAGAGTATGAAAAAGTTCTCGAGAAAGCGAGGAACTTAGAAGCTAAGGTAGTAGATTTCGAAAAACGATATAAGGGGATAGACCCGGAAGCGGCAAGAGCTCACAAACAAGAGCTAGAACTACTTCGAAACGAGGTAGTATCAAAATCAGGCGATCCAAAGAGTATCGAGGAAAGGATTAAAGCCGCAAAAGACGAACTAAAAAACGAATACGCAAAAGAAAGAGAAACCCTCGAGGGCGCTCTTAAGAGTAAAGACCAAAAACTAAAAGAGCTACAAGTCGATTCGGTTGTTTTCGGAACAGCCGCCGGGCAATTCGTTTCAGGTTTTCACGACGACCTCAAGCGATATATTAGAGAACAATGTGATTTAGATTCAGACGGTAATATCGTCATAAAAGACGCACGCGGCGAGGTTCGATTGTCGGCGTCTAATAAAACTAAACCGATGAGCGTTGAGGAATTTATTGACGAATTAAAAGCTAACAAACCTTTTGCCGTTATAGATAAGTCTCTTAACGGAGGCAAGACGCCAGGAGAGAAGATCGCGGGCGACGGGGCAGATATTAGTTTTGAGAAGTTTCAAAGACTAAGTAACGTCGAACAGCAACAAGTATTAGCAAAAAACCCGAGCTTAGCTATTAAGTTCGCGCAAGCTATAACGATTAGATAAAGATTTATATTCTACTCACAGAGAGCCGCCACGTAGCGGCTTTTTTTATTGGAGATTTTTCAGATGACCACAGTTAGAAGAGATATAACCAGAACCGTAGCGCTAAACGGTTCGCATAATGGCGGAAGCTATCCTTTCGGAAAGAGTGCGAGCACATCAGACGCAACAACTACCGCTCTTATCGTAATTCCTCTCCTTGAGGGCGAGGCTTGCGTATTTAGCGGCCACATAATCGGATGTCAAAGCGACGAAACCGACGGCGCAACCGCACACTTTGAAGGCGGAGCACGTAGAGCAGCTTCAGGAAACGTTACTCTAATCGGCACGCCAGCGGTTCGCATTCTTGAATCCGACGCAGCTACAAACTTTACGGTGACAGCAAACACAACCGATCAACAGGTCGAAATCAACGTAATTGGAATCGCCGCCGAGTCATGGCGTTGGGAAGGTTTTGTAACCGTTACCAAAGTTTAAACAAATTTAAAACACACACTTATAAGCGGCCTTAATGCCGCTTTTTTTATTTCAGGAGATTCAAAATGGGCGCAGTAGCAAATATTACCGAGTTGAGTAACTCAACCACGCTCGGAAACTTACTATCAGCGATCGCCTCACCGGCGCTCGTTAAAACCGCAACGGGTATGGAGTCGCTTTACCGCGAAAACCTACCAGTAGGGACAAATGTTAAAAAGTTTAGAAAAAACGGCTCTCTCACCGCAGCCGCATTGGTAGAGGCGACAGCCCTCGCGCCAGATGCAAACGGCGAGCTTACCGATTCTTCGGTAACTGCAACGGCGGCGAAAATCGCAGTTGTATCCGGGCTCTCAGTTGAGGAACAAACATTCGGCAACATCACCCTAGACAGGGTAGCAGCCGAGCAGGGCGCAGCGATGGGGCGATTCATCTCTAACGACATTCTAGGAATGGCGGCAGGGCTTGCAACGACTCAAACAGCAACGAGCGTTCTTACTATAGACGACGTAATGGTAGCGCAGCTCGCTATTTACGCAGCAAACGTACCAAACCCCGAAGTAATGCTTCATGCACACCTCGGAGCAAAGGCGGTTTATAACCTTAGAAAAGAAATCATTCAGAACGGCGCGACCGCTTTCACTAACCCAAATATGCTCGCTATCCTTAACGGCTTGCCAGCTAATAACGGCTACATGGGCGATATCCCTGGAATCTGTAAGGTTTATCAGGGTTCAGGATTCGCGACAACCGGCGGAGACGATCAGCAGATGTTAATTCATCCAATGTGGTGTCTCGCTGGAATCTTCGGAACCGCTCCGGTAACTTGGTACAAGGACAATGGCGCAGAAGGATTCTATTCAGAAGTAGCATCATATTATTTCTACGACGTTGTAGAATGGAACGATCTCGCAGGTGTTATGCTTCGTTCTGACACATAATCTCGTTAGTTAATCATCTTACAGACACACCACCGGGCGGCGGTTTGCAGTAGCCGCCGCCCTCTTTTATTAAAGGAAACATGACAGACGAAAGAGAAAAGGCACGACTCGCTAAACCGCCATTCGAAACCATGGTAAGCGTATCCGATGAAGTTAAGAATGAACTCAGAGGGTGGAAACCCCCAAAGGATCGAGCTTACATATTATTTCAATCTAAAAATTACGAGTATTCCAGAGAAAGATGGTATGAGGCGCTTTTTACTCTAGATGTAGACGGACGACCCGAGCAAGCCTCGCGAGTGGATTATTATGTAATGCAAAAGGGCTACAGAATAATCCACTACGGAAATTTTCCGAAACCTAATCACCCTAACCCGGCGATAGCAAAGAAAGCTCAAATGCACATCGGATCAGATATGGTTAATCCATGGGACGATCTCGAGAACCACGTAAAACGATATATGGGCATTGAAGCTAAACAGACCGCAAAAGAAACAGCCCTTTTAGAACAACTTAAAGCGGCGCAAGAAAAAAACGAAGCGCTAACAAAATCGGCGAAGGGCAAGAAAACAGATCCGAATGAATAACTTTGATAAAGTCAAAGAGGGCGAAAGCCCTCGAGACAAACAAAAGCGGTTACATTCTGAAATGATAATCGCCCAAATGGAGCAAGCCTCAAACGAGCTCAAAGCGACTTTAAAAGAAAAATACGAATCAAACGCGGAAGTGCAGCGATTAAAAGCCCAAACAATAGACGAGAGAATGAGGCGAGCGATCTCTCTAATGGTAAAGGCAAAAAAAGAATATAACGATTGCATGAGCGGTACAGACACGACTCAAGATAAGGCCGAAAGAGAGGTAGCGCGGCTCGTTGAAAAATATTTAAACACTCGAGACATAAATTGACTCGGGATGAATACTGCATAGAAGTATGTGGGGGCGCTTGTTGTTATTTAGAGGGCGTATCGTGCCCACACTTAAAGAGGGGCGCTTGTAGTATTTACAAAGAGCGATTCAAACCAGGAGCGCCAGAATTTCAGCTCGTAGGGCTCGTACAAATCAAAAAGAAAGACGGAATAGAAAAGAAGCCTTTCTTTTGTTGGCAGATAGAAAAACTTTTACAAACTCCGAGCTTTCCAGCGGAGATTAAAAAAGGTTGCGTATACGCGCACCCCGAACTTTTGGAGAAATATAATGGTACTAAAACCACAGATCAGAAATTGGCATCGTGAAGCTTTCAAAGAAGGAAGAAAAGACGAAATACCAGCACACGTATTACAGATACTTGAGGCCGAAAAAGCCGACCAAAAGCCCGAGAAAGTAAAAAAAGAAAAAGAAGAGGCTAAATAGTGGCTAAATACCCTTTCGGGAAAGATTTTACATATCGGTTCACGCCGATGGTCGATAGCCTTACGCTCGCTTCGATACCAGCTCAAGCGGGGACAGTAAAGCTATATATTTATACAGAGAAGCCGACAAAAGACGACGCGCTTTTAGGTACGGGCGCGGATTACACAATCACGGGCTCATGGACTCTAAATGCTCTTTATTGTGACTTCACAGTAACAGCAATAGATGACCCGAACCAGGATTCAACAGACCCCGAGGAAACCTATTACGCGGCAGTAGTTTTTAAGCTAAAAGCAGCCGGGCAAGATCAAGTCTTTATTAGAGAGCTAATATTACAAAGAGCTTTCGGCCACGATGAAAACCTATATGTAGTATCGGCAGACTTAGAGGCCGTTTATTCAGCGGTTACGACTTACGCCTCGAGTAACAAGATCACAGCGAACATTGATCTTGCGATGTCATGGATTAAGAGAAAGCTAAAGGATAAGGGCTACGAGTATCAGCTTATTCATAATCTCGCAGATCTAAAACTAACAGTTACTTACAGAGCGCTCGCTCAAATTTGTCTCTCTTTAATCCAAGAAGGTGGAAGCGAGTTCGAAACTCTATATGAAGATTTTAACAAAACAGCCGAGGATTTTCTTAACTCTTTTATCGTATCTTACGATTCGGATTCTGACGGCGAAGCAGATATAAAAGAAAATAACGCAAGCTTTCAGATAGTGACTCGATGAGTAGCGCAACCATAAGAACCGCGTGGAATACAGGAGTTTTTCAGCACGCAACTATCACAGCGATAACTACAAAAATTTATCAATATGATGTTACCGCGGCGGTAAGATCGAAACCCGAAGCGGAGCTCTTTTACTACAATCAAAAGGTTAATTTCTTCAAACAAACAGTAGTAAGACAAGCGCGTAACAATTCGCTACGAGGAAATAACTCACTAGCAACTAGATACGAATACGATATAGAGGTTTCTTATTATCTTGAAAGAGATTTCGCGGCCACGGCAGCAAATTATAATCTTGCGATAGATAGAATCGAAACGATGGACGATTTAGTAAGAACACAGCTCGGGAAAACTTGGAGCTCTACCGTGTCACATTGGGAAGTTAGCGGAATTTTATCGCCGCAATTAATACAACTCGATGGCCGCGACGTTTGGCAAGCCGGTTATTCGTACACAGCGACAGAGATGATCGCTTAACAAAAACAGATTTATAAATTTCACAGAGCGCCCCTTGAGGCGCTTTTTTGCTTTTAGGAGATTTCAAAAATGGCATCAGTATCAGGATCAACCACGATTCACGCGGTACAGGTCGCGACAACCTGGGGAACACCGGTAGCGGTAGGCGCGGGCGATAAGTTTAGCGGCGAGCTAACCTACGCAGCAAACGAAACCGAAATCGTATCACGCGAAATCGGTAGCGGTAACGAAATGATCACAAGCGCAACGAGAGGGAATACGAACCCTACCGTAAGTATTCAAATGGACGCGGGTTACGATAATAACTTTGATATATTCCTCGCTCAATTCATGGGAACCAGCGGAGCCCCTACGGAGGTTACCGGCGGCCAGGGCGACTATCTTCACACTTTAACCTTTAACTCGACTCTAAACTCTAAATACCTAAGCGTAGGAACAACCGATACAAGCTCGACGAGCCTAGAGTTTCCGACTTGTGCTGTAACAAGCGTAACTATTAGCACGCCAAACGTGCCCGGCATTGTAAACGCAAGCTTCGAACTTCTCGCTAACGAAATCGCTATCAGCTCGGCTACCAACACTTACGCAGTAGTCGCCGCGGCAACGGCTCGATCTAGTAACGAATTTATCACAGCGGCTTTCGACGATGATTTTTGGATTGACGATACATCTACCGGAGCTCTTGCCGCGGGCGATCAGCTTAATATTACAAGCTATGAGTTAACGCTTACCCGGCCACAATCTCAGGCAAACGAGATTAAGGGAGCGTCGGGAAATGGAGCCCCTATTAAAGACGGCCTTTTCGAAGGAACTCTAACGATCACGCTCAAAGAACTTGCAGATCATACATATTTTACGGCTTGGAACTCAGAGACTAAAAAGAAATGTCTTTTAAACCTCGAAGGAACAGCGATCGGAAGCGGTACTAATAGATCTTTAAAGATCTACATTCCTCAGATGCAGTTAATTCAAGCGCCTGATTATGGAATTACAGCGCCCGGAGTTAATCCTCTAACGCTTACTTTCAAGATCAGCAAGGCAGACTCTAACCCTACGGGTATGTCGAGCACTTATCCGTACTTCACGATTACAAATCTCAAATCAGCTTCATTATTAGCATAGTTACTACTTTCCCCCGCGCTCGTAAGGGCGTGGGGTTTTTTTAAGGGCAAGAATGGATCTCGATCTTATTGATTCGGAAGGCAAGGTACAAATCGAAGTAGGCGGAATTAAATTTAATTTTCGTCCCGTTCGGGAAATCGACACAGTTTTTGCAATGTCGATTTTAAAATACATCGATATGTCTCGGGCGGATCTACAAGGGATCGACTTATCCACAAGCACAAAGCACGTGTTTGCAGCCCTTCAAGGCATTGAGGGCGAAATCAAAGCAGCGGGCGAAACTCTAACACTCGAGAAACTCAAAGAGCTTCACGAGCAAGGCAAGTTACAATTTTCCTTTACTCGTAAAATTACAGTTAATTGGGCTTACGAGATCGCGAGGCTACAAGGTTTTTTGCAACTAGCTCAATAGGAGAGCTAGGCGAGAAGCTCGCCCGGCTTGTACGCACGAAGCTTTTTACTCCGGGCTTAAATTGTAGAAATTGCTCGAATGTTCTACGGGAATCAAACAAGAAACCCGCGTGTTTTAAAAACATGTGCGACATTCAAGACATTCAATACTCTGACGAGTCGCGAAAACTAAACGCGCTCGCCGATGCGTTTATCAACATAGAGTGCTTAAGCACTTCCCCCGGGTACGCAATCGTACAGCAGAAAACACTAGAAGAGTCGGGGCTCTCAGAGCTCAACCCACGAATCATTCTACAACTTAGAAACGTATTCGAGGACTACAAACAGTTTTTACGAAACAAGGAAAAGTCAAAAGGTGGCGTTCGGAAGCGATAATAAAATCGAGATTGAAGTAGACGTAGACGACAAGGGCGTCGTTACCGGCTTCAAAGATATTGGTAAACAAGTCGACGATCTCGAAGATAAAGCAAAAAGAGCGGGCGGAGCTTTTGACAATTTCACAAAAGGTTTAGTACAGGGAATAGGCCAGGCGGTTGCTAATAACGGCTTAAGAATCCTCGTTGATACACTAAACGCAATACCCGAGGCGATCGCCCGGGGCTCAACAATAGATGATATTTCATCTTCATTCGAAAATCTTTCCAAACAAGCGGGCGTCGCGGGCGATGTTCTTATCACAAAATTTAGTTCAGCTTTAGGCGATACCGTTCCTAAAGTCGACCTAATGAAACAGGCAAACGAGCTTTTAGTCGGCGGTTTAGACCCTGAAAAGTTTGAACTCGTTGCAAAATCGGCTCGCTCATTCGCGGAAGTTACTGGAGGATCTGCAACCGATGGGATCAACGCCCTTACCGATTCGCTTTTGCGTGGTAATGATCGGGCACTTAAGAACCTCGGGATCGTAATTGATAATAATAAAGCGTACCAAGATTTTGCAAAATCAATTGGTACAACCGCTGATAAGCTCTCAGAGGAAGGGAAGGTACTCGCAACCCGTGAAGCTGTATTAAAAGCGCTTGCAGAAAATCAAGAAAGGCTCGGAGATGTTACAGACGACGCCGCCGATAAGATCGACCAATTAAAGGCCGCATTTCAAAACGAAAAAGACGAAGCTCTTAGGGCTCTATCTGCAAACGAAAATCTAAACCAAGCGCTAGACGGCCTAGCAAGAGTCGCGAAAGAGATTGATTTTAATCCTTTAATTACAGGCGTCGCAAATCTCGCAAGCTCTTTCACTAGCTTTCTATCGAACCAATTGCCGAACTTTCTAAACGGCCTCGAACTAATTAAAGACAAACTCGATGCGGATCGCGACTACATACAAGCCTACAAGAGTCTCGAATCAAAGCAGAGCATAGTCGGTAAAATTTTCGGCCTCGATGATATCGAAGAAGACGCGAGAATTTTAGCTAAGGAGATGAAAGTCTCAAGAGACACCGTTGAGCGAATAACCGGCGATATTGACAAGATTCTTAAAAACGCAGGGAAAGAGGGTGTATTAGGATACGACAAGGCCAAAAAAGCAATTAAGGAATTAGCGGAAGAAGCGGATTTCTTGGGTGCAGAAATTAAGACAGGCGTAACACCCGCACTTATTAAAGCAGACGTAGAGCTTAAAAAGATTGTTAATTCACTTAATGATACAGGAGAGGCGACAGAAAAAACCGGGAAGAAAACAAAAGATAGTACCGGGCTAATCGATCTTAATCGAGTCGCGGAAGAAAACAGATCGAAAGCTCTTAAAGATTCCGAAAAAGCAGAGCGAGAGCGAGAGAAGGCATTAGCCGAATCAGCGCGGAAGCTTGAAGAATATCAGAAAAAAGTTTCAGACATTATCCGAGAAGATATTCGTTTCGAGGATACGATAATTAAAGTTAAAGACGGAACCTTAACGGCGGCAGATGCTCAAAAAATCTTAAATGGCGTATTAGAGGACGCAAAACGCGACGTACAAAACGCTTCTGTTGCTAATCAGTCTCTAAGCGTAGCAATTGGTAACGTAGGAGATGCGGCAAATATCACGTTAAGTGGAGTCTACGATCTTGTTAAGGGTTACGATGAAACTGGAGACGCAGCCAAGGAAGCGGCGCAGAAAGCAAAAGACTTTGAGGACGCATTACTAAGCGCGGGAGCCGCCGCCGCTAACACCCTTATAGATTCAGTTTTCGAAGGGAAAACTTTAAAATCAGGCGACTACGGAGATATTGCAGGAGAAGCGGCAAACGAAGGAATAAAAGCCCTTTTTGCTGATATCCCAATAGTAGGCGACATTCTCGGAAACGTTGCCGACAAATCAATACAAGCAATTTTCGACGCTTTCGGAAGTGATAGCGCGGCAAATAAAGCGCGAAAATCAGCCGACGCATTTTTTGCAGATGCTTTCGAGGCGAATCGATTAGCGGTAATAGTAAACGGAAAGCTTCAAGAGGTAACGGATCTAGTTTTCAAAGGCGATTCCCCTTTCGGCGGGAACGTTGATTTTGCCGACGGAACATTTTCGAAAATGTTTGATAGCCTTGAGCCTTCGGCTCGAGCGGCCTTCTCAGGCGTCGGATCGGCGTTCGAAGAACTGCTAGGAATATCAGCAGATGTTAGCGGGCAGCTTGCCGCCGTTTTCGCGAACAACATCGGCGGATCTCTTAACAACCTACAACTCTTAGTAGAATCAACCGGTAAAAGCTTCGAAGAACTTCAAGGCGTAGTCGTAGAGGCATTTCTCGACGGAAAACTATCAGCCGCGCAAGCACAAGCGCAATTAGTTGGTATTCAAAAGGTCGCCGAGAAAGGAATACCGGACGGGATAGGGCTTGTAAAAGAGGCTTTTGATAACTTAAAAGCCGCCGGAACCGAAGGGGGGCGAGCCCTTATAGATGCCCTTCAAGATATCGGATTCGAAGCGAAAGAGCTTGGAGACAAAACCCTAGAGCAAGTAATGCAGCGGCTAAAAAATACTGCGGGGGTTTCCTCGGATGAAGTCGAAAGAGTATTTAATGCTCTTAAAAGCTCAGGCGTTGACACTCTTGATAAGCTTACAAGCGCAACAGCACAGCAGCTACTACCCGCACTTGCAGAGCTTGAAAACACAAAGTTTCCATTCGCGGAAGCGGTCAAAGACGCACGCGATTATCTAGAGCTTGTAGAAAGTATTCCCGAAAGAAAATCAACGACAATCGAAGCTCGAGTAGTTATGAGCGCGGAAGATAGACGAGCCCTTGAACAAATTGCATCTAATAACGGTAGCCCAGGTTTGAGAGCTCAATGACAAATTTATTGATAGGCTACCCGCATATTCCTCAAGAAATTACGTGGGCGGAAACAAATCGCACGTTTACGGATAATAATCCAGTAGACAACATAAGAAGCGGAGAGCGTTATCAAATAGCAAAGCTCTCTAGTGCGAGTAGCGATTTAACACGAATTAATTACTCTGTACCCGCCGCGGCGGCCGCGAACTATGTAGCAATCGCAAGAGCCGACATGCTAAAGGCGGCAAATGTTAATCGTATTATAGTTAGAGGCGGAGTTCGTAGCGGATATTATCCGAATGTTATTACAGGGCTTAAAGCTTGGTTTGATTTAACTAGGAACTATACAAAGCTATACGGGAAATACTTAACAGTTAATGATTCCTCGACAAATGGGTATTTAATACAACAACAGGGAGCCGACTCAACTCGCCCACTAATAACGCGAGGCGATAATAAAGAAAACTTTATCACTTACAGCGAACAGTTTAGCTTTTCAACCGCATGGGATCGAACTAGTTACCCGGTAAGCGTTGTAGATAATCACTCAAACGATTATCTAGGGAACCCGACGGCGGCGCTAATGACAGCCTCGGCGGGAGTTAGTCGACACGGCATTACCTGGACGAATGCAGGTACCGGAAATAGATTCATACGAATAGCCGCGGGCTCTCAATGGATTTATGAAATAGAACTAAAAGCCGGAACACACTCATATGCATGGTGTGGTACGAGCGCCGATTCGCCTTGGCATGGGGTAAGTGTCAATTTAAGTAACGGCACATTTAACGGCGCGGGCGGCAACTTAACTAATAAAACAATAACTAGCCTCGGCAATGGTTGGTATTTAATCACTCTTACTATTACGGCAACGGCCGAGCATCTTCCAGATCTGGGGGTGTGGTTTGCAACTTCCGCAAACGATGCCTCGCCCCCTTCGGCCGCCGTTTCCGCTGGAACCGAAACTCTATATTTAGCAAGAGCCCGATCTAGAAGGGTTTCCGCGGATTCTGATTATATAAAAACTTACACATACCCCGAGCTGATGGGGGTAAATGGGAATAAATGCTCGTATCTTCCAAAACAAAGCAGAGCCTTTTCGTCGACATATTACCCGACGATAGCGGGCGGGTTTTCAATTGCGGCGGTCGTAAGGCCGTCATGTTTACATACCGGGATGATTACTTGCTGTTATGACGGCACTACAGCACAAAGACGTTTTCAGTTTCAACTCAAAGTAGGCGGAGAGATCGAATTTATCATACAAAACGGCTCGTCGGATTACATAGGAAGGACAACCGCCGCATCTACCTACGCAGCAAACACGACATACATACTAGTCGCAACTTATGACGGCGGAACTGCATCAAGCGGGATAAAGATCTACTTGAATTCGGTTAATCAATCTACTACTGATTTATCAGCGGGCGCTTACACTGTACCAGGAATAAGCACTACGGACGTAGAGATCGGGGCGTCAAGTAATACCGGAAATACATTTTTCGGCGGCGAAATTTGCGAGGTTATATTCTACGAAAAAGAATTAAATTCTTCCGAAGCCGGGCGAGTATACACAAGCCTAGAAACGAAGTACCTAACCGCGCCAGTTTTTGCAGAGCATAACCTTTCTACAAAATATAGTTATGACGAGGTTTTCGACAACCCAAAAAATATTAATGGCCTGATCGCTTGGTTTGATCCTACAAAAGCAATAACTACAGATGCAGATAACGGGGTATCCTCGGCAACAGATCAAAGCGGAAATGGAAACGACTTCTCACAAAGTACAGCGGGGAGTAGACCGGCTTTAACAAGAGAAGATAATAAAGAAAATCTTTTTACCTACTCAGAGGCTTTCGATAATGCTGTATGGACTCCGACTAGAGCCAGCATATCAGCGAACACAGTAGCAAATCCGATTAATGGAGCGACTGACGCCGATACCTTAGTAGAGGACGCATCAGCGGCGACTACTCACTTTTTAGCGAGAACCTCGACATTCACGCCTATAGCATACATGCCGTATGTATTTTCGGTTTACGCAAAAAGAATAAATAGAGATATATCTCTAAGGTTTGAGGGCTCGTTCGGGAGTGGTTTTGTTTACGCACATTTCAATCTTGGAACCGGTGCGGTAACAAGCGTAGACGCTCCGGGCTCGGCAACCATTGAAAGCATTGGTAGCGGTTGGTATAGATGTTCTCTAACTTGCGATTGTACCTCAACGCCCTCGGCTACAAACATTAGAATAGGATTAACAAGCCCGGCGGGAACTGCAAGCTATACAGGAACTAGTTCGGACGGAGCTTATATATGGGGCGCTCAATTGCGGCTCGGGAAATCTTCAAGCGATTATATTAAGACTTTGGGTTATAACCAATATCCAGGAATAAACGGAAAGCGCTGTATATATCTAGATGGGACAGCAGATCATCTAAGATTTAACGGAATAGCCGACGACTTATCGGGAGAAGATATCCCTTTCACTCTTTTTATAGCTTACAGAACTAACCGAACTACGGGCACGAATCAAACGCTCTTTAACTTAGGCGATTCGGCTCAAGCGGTTCAGAAATGGCATGATCTATATATTCTTAATAATTATAGACTCTATAGGAGAGCAGACGCGGGCGCGGCCGTAACGGCATCACGAGGCGAAACAAACACCTCTACAACTATATTAAGCCATAAATTCGCAGGAACAAACGCCTCTATATGGGTAGATAGTAATCTCGTAATGAACGAAGATACTCTAAACGTTGGAACTGTGACATTCGACAGAGCATCGATCGGCGCTTATGTAATGAGTATTACGGGCGAATATTTCGACGGCTATATATGCGAGGTTTTAGTCTATAACGTTGCTCTATCAGATAAAGAGCGGCAATCAGTCGAATCATATCTCGCTAATAAGTGGCAGAACTCAACCGACACAGGCGAGACTCTATACGGAAGCCGAGGAACAGATTTCTATGAGACGTTTACGACCTCCGGGCAAGCGGCTCAATGGTGGGTAGACTACGACCAAAACGGATCGGGCTACCTTGAACACTCAAAATTCTATGTAGGTTCTTATTTTGATTTCGGTTTTGACCCCGATGATCTATCACTAAAAAAAATAGAACCAAGGACGACAAAACAATACGCAGCAAGCGGCGCGGTTCATTTCGGCAAAAGCGCACAAAATATCTATGAACTAGAGGCAACCTGGAAAAGAGTTACCGACGCAAAAGTAACCGAGTTTGAAACGAATGTAGTTTCGGATTCTTACAGAAAGAAAGGAGTCTTTCTTTTCACCACAACGGATCACAGCGTACTAGATGAAAAAAGAATCTTACACATGGAGCTCTTAGAATGCGTAACAGAGAGCGAAGGGAACGACCTAAACACGGTAAGATGTAGATTTAGGGAGCTCCAAGGGTGACAACAAGCTTATTAATAGCAACGGCTCAATATACAGTTGACGCTATTTCTATTACCTCGTCGGCGACTGTATCGACTACTAATTTAGTAGAAAACCTAATCACAGGAGAGCGGTCGAGATTTACAGAGCTTGCAGCCGATGGGACTTCTTGGAGTATTGATTTTAACTTTGAGGCTCTAACATCAGTAACAATTGATTACTTTATAGTCGCAAGGGCGAATCTCTTAACGTGGGGAAGTAATAGATTACTTCTTACAGGCTACGACGGCACAACCACGACAAGCCTAGCAGGAACAAGTTCAGATCTCGGTTCGGTAGATCTCTACGGGGTAAGGGGCGAAGATATTATTTTCACCGCTGATTTAGCAAATTCAGATGTAGGTATAACGATGCCCGTTACGGGCTCTTATACAAAGCTCACCTACTGGCCTTGTGGTTCGGGAACCTGTGAAAGCGGAAAATATAAACACTCTAAAATGTATTGCGGCCAATGGTTCGATCCAGGTCGCGACCCGGTTCACCCGGCAAGGTTTGAAAAAGTATCTAGAGGAAAATTCGATCGTGAAAGTCGATACATTTTCACTCTTAGATGGTCGGGAATAACAGACGCAAAAAAGAACGAATTTTTTACTAATCTCTTTGATGAGCCAATGAAGCCGGTGTTTCTCTATACAAAAACGCACCATGATATTTTAAGAGATTTTAGATTGATTCACTGTTTTGTTATATCGCATGACGTTAGATGGCTCGCGCCTGATAGCAACGAAATTTCGGTAACGTTCGAGGAAATGATTTAATGACGACACCGAAGCTTCAGCAATGGCTCTATATACAGCTTTCAGCAATCGACAGAACTACAGGGGTTACTAACACTTATTATTTAAGTAATAGGCCAATTTTAAACGATATCAATATAGGTAGATACTTACCTATATTAAAGTACGTCGGAGAGTTCGGAGCAGAGCAGGGCGAATACTTACCTAATCCGATATATTCTGACATTGTTATAGATATCAGCCCGGGCTCATATGGTTACGAGAGAAGATTCCTCGACATTCTCGAGCGCGAAAATATAATTAATCAATCGATAAAGCTTTATTATGCAGAATCGGAAATAGAAGATCTAAACGCTTCGTCGGATTTTGTTCAGGCTTGGGCGGCTAAAGTTTTAAGCTATACTAAAAACGGAAACGAGCTCGCGATAAGAATTACAAGCGTTTCGATTCCAAATAGAACTCTAGGAAAGTTAATAACGCCCGTAGCGCACCCGAGCGGGTTGCCATTTAGACAGGAAAGCCTGGGGCAGTATCTCCCGATTATTTTCGGATCTGATGTTGAGGTAAAGCCGGTTAATGTTAGCCCTTTAACAGTAAGCGCCGATTTTGCGTATGCATCAACGCTATCAAATCAATATGTAAACGAAGGCGTCCAAGCATATTACGCAAGAAATAGCGAGGGCAAATATGTTCAGGTAGCATCGGCTACAAACACCACTACAAGAGTAGCGGGCAACGGCGGAACGCTAAACGCCACGAACACCGGGGTAAGGGTGGGAGCGGCGGGAGCGGGAAGCGGGGAGAGCTTAGCACCGTTAGGCACTCTATCAAATGGATATATAGTAACTAGGATTTTAGTCAATCTATACCACGACAGCACCGCCGCAACTTCCGAAAAGCTCACATTTACGCTTTATGAAGCGTATGATAATACGGGGTTGGGGCGAAAAGTATTATATGAGTTTAAGGTTGACGCGACAACAGGCGCAGGGGCGAAAGCTTACTATACAATTATATGCCCAAGTGATAAGCCGATAATAATAGAGGAAGGCAAGAATTATTATCTAGGTATCAATACCGATACTATAGCCTCGGTATGGTATTGGGGGAGCCAATTAGCCGATACCGGCTCGTATTCATTAAAGCCCACAGATACAGGCGCGGGCGACGATGCCATGTGGATACCGCTAACCAATTTAAAACTAATCTTCGACGTTTTAGGGGCGGTTTTTACCGACAACGGGAGCGGATTAATTAGCACCGATACAAGCGGCTATAACTTCTCTTACGTTGCTATTACTCAAAACACAGCAACAGATCCAACAACGGATTTAAGCGGGCTAGATATGGTTTTCATCGTTGACGGCCTAAATGACAGCTCGTCGGGGACTATTACGGGGGCAGCTTATCAGCTAATAGATAACGCGCAACACGTGATAGAATTATTAGATAAGGAATGGAACGGCTCGACATGGACGGGCGGAAGGTTTGATTTTTCGAGACACTCGAGCACGCATACAGAAGTAACAACAACGACGAGTAAATATTATCGCAAAATATCAGGAGCGACCCAAGGCCGGGCGGTTTTAAGAGATGTATATCAAGAAATATGTAGAAACTCAGGGTGTAAGATTTCACTCTACAATGGGAGCTCGTCTCAATTGTGCTTGTGGGCTTGGGGCTCAACTCAATCAAGTGTAGCAACGATTACCGACGAAGATATAATAAGCGGCCTAAACATAAATTGCCCCGGTCTTGAGACTGTCATCAATAGAGTTAGTTTTGTTTATGCAAAAAGTATTGTTAATTCTAATCAATATAGCTTTATCAACACAGGCGCATTATTGAATTATAGCGGTACGATTGAGTGGCGTCATGGGGATTCAAGTTATTTAACTTGGTTACTCTCTCAGAGCGTTACGACTTACGGCGAAAACTTCATAAAGAATATTAATTTTGATTATTTAGGTGACAGTTCAAGCGCCGAGGCAATGGCTAATTTTATAGCCAGGACTTACAGAACGGCACACACAACCGCCTCGTTCTCGCTACCATATAGCAAATGGAAAGCGCTCGATTTACTTGATATAATTACAATCATCTCGCCTGAATTGCCCTCGTATTTTGGAACAAGCGCAAACGCTTCATATCCAGCTTACGCAACGGCGGCGCTTGATTTTGTAAATGGCGATTATTGGAAACGAGCGAGCCATTATAGGGCTCAAATAATTTCTAGGAAAGTTTCGTTTTCATCGAACGAGCCTCCAAAACTTAACATGCGGGTAAGACTCTTAGTCGATCACCCGGTAGATCCTACATAAAAGATTTTTAAGGAGCATAATTATGGCATACGCGGATTCGATCCGCTCGTCGGGTGTTACCACGGCGCAGATCGCAACACTTATAGAGGGGATATTTTCATCAGGTTACGGCCTTACCTGGACTTCATGGGTTCCGACCTACGGGGCTTCGGGTTCCATGACTTACACCTCAGTAACGACGACATTCGCGAAATATATTCAAGTCGGAAAATTAGTTTTTTATCAGATATACGCAAGCGGAACGACGGGCGGCACCGCTTCAAATCAAATAACAGCGACCTTGCCGGTTGCCGGGCTTTCAGATAGCCGAGTCGGTTCATGTATCGTACAAGACGGTTCGGGCAATATAACCGGGCAAGTATTCACGAACGCCACTAATCTATTAATATATAAATACGATACTTCAAATTTCGGGCTCGGAGCTTCAAGGCTATTTATTGCGGTAGGTTTTTACGAGGCGGCATAATGGAAGAAGAAATAAGAAATTTAGAACCAGAAAAAACGCCCGAAGAGATCGCGCTCGAGGAAGAGATTCAAAGGCGGATTGAATTAGCTCTCGAAGCGGAGCGAGCACAAAGAGAGGCGGAAAGAATCGAAGCCGAAAGAGTCGCAGCTTATGAAGCGACAAGGCGAAATATCACATTAGATAGTTCTAAAACTATTACACCGAAAAAACTCTACTTAGAGATAATAAATGAGCTTGGTTATGAGATCGACTTTGAGCTCAAAGAAGTAAGAAGAACCCGAACTATAAAAGATGATTTAGGCCGTGAAACGATAGAAAACCTCGGCTTTTCTTTCGATATTGTCGGAGTTAAAGAAGAAGATTTTTCGAGAGTTCAGGCGAAAATTGATTCACATACCCCAGACGACGAATCACTAACTCTACCGGCTCAAATAACAAAAGCTGATTACCTAGATCTACTCGCAAGAATTGAGAGGTTAGAAGAGAGATGAGCCCTGAAAACTTCTTAAAGCTTAGTAACTGGACAGAGATCCTTTTGAAATGGGCGCTCATGGCGTGCACAGGCGTGGCTACTTGGTATATGGGCTCTATTAATAAAGAGATATCTTCTCTTAAAGAGCAAAACGAACAAAAAGGGCGACAGATCGCCGTTCTCGATAACACTCAAGAACACATGAAAAGCACCCTTGAAAAAATTGATACCAAACTAGACAGGTTACTAGAAAGGTTTCGTAAATAATGCCACTAGACATTAATTGGAAATTTCTCCTCGAAGTAGAGGGGAGGACTCGGCGCGGCTATGTTCCAAAAGACAAAGACGGCGTTATAGGTCAAAGCGGGGTTACTATCGGGAAAGGAATCGATATAGGGCAAATGTCAATTTTGCAACTCCAAAAGCTCGACATATCGGATAGGGTGCGGGCGATGCTTATCCCATACGCTGAGAAGAAAAGAGAAGCCGCGGTAGCAATGCTAAGAACCCGGCCTCTATTCATGGAATGGGCAGACGTCGAAGAACTCGAGAAAGCAGTAATAGCGCGAGAGCTTGGGCTATTAATTAAATATTATAATCGAGACTCAAAGGTAAAATTTCAGGATATCCCGACACAGGCACAAACGGTTTTATTATCGCTTGTTTGGAACTTTGGAGCCGATTTACCCGGAAAACTCCCTACAACATGGAAAATGGCAACACGCCAAGAGTGGGTAAAATTAGCGGATTACCTTTCAGACTTTCCCGGAAAACAAAAAAAACTTGATGGTCGCCGCAAACGAGAAGCGGCTCTCTTAAGGACAATATAACATAATGAAATCAAGATTATTAAGCGCACTTATTGCGCTAATGATTACTTGCGCCGTCGTACACGCCGAGCCGGTTCTAGGAGTCGATTATCTAGCCGGTAAGCGCTACGAGACGGCGATGATTCAAGCGCACCCCGAACAATGGGCGGGCGGGATATTCTTAAGAACATTCGGAAACGCAAGAGGAACCCTCGAGCGCATGGCCGCCTCGGGGAAATTCAGCTCAATATTAGTACACACAGAGCCTTTTGATCCGAGTCATAGGTATAATATTGAAGAGAGAAGAGATCGGGTTTTAATAGATTTTGAGTTCTTACAAGAGATCGCGGAAAAATATCCTTTAACAAAGATTTACGGCTCCCCTTTTTGCGAGCACGATCACCCAAGGGAAAAGATAGAGCCGTTTCTTTTAGATCTTAGAGTAAGATTTCCAAACGTCGAGCCAGTAAATTCAATTTTACGCGGCGCGGTTGTTCCTGGAATAATAACAGAAATCCATTTAGAGAACTCAAAACCTAGAGCGCCTCCCCCGGGCGATTACATGGTTTCGTTTGATGGGTTCGGAGGAAAGGGAACCGGAGATTTTCCCGACGCGAACATATGCTCGATATTAAAAAGATACTCAGATAGTAAGCAAATTAGGCTATGGAACTTCCGTTTTAATGGAAAGTTCGGACACCTAGATAAAGCTCCGGTATCAGATAGGCGACATTTTCCAGATACACGATACATCACAGCGCATACGCGCATGATGAAGCAAAGAGAAGGCTCTATTTCATGGCCTAAAACAGCTCTATATAAACCGATGGCAGATGACCACGGAACGGGCGGAAAAGACAATAAGCTTGTAGTTATAATTCGAAGCGATAAGCGTCATATATACGTTAGAGACTCGAGAGGGCGTCGCGTTGATATACTACGAAGAGTTAGGCCAGATCATAAAACAGCCCCGAAAGGCGCTAGATATTACTCGAGTAAATACGCATATCAAATTGCAGATATAGCAAAAAGACGAACAGGCTCGGCGCTTGTAAAGGTTGAAAATTTACCTCTTACCGACGGCTATTTAAGAAGCGGGCTATTCAAATGAGAGTAATTTTTTTCCTCTTATTGCTATCGGGGTGTTCGATGCCACAAGCAAAATTCGAAACACCCGAAAATATTTACGCCGTCACAAACTCAGGAGAGTACGAAGTCACCTATAAACAAAAAAGGTGTTTAGTCGCTTCGGACGAATTAGAGAGTAAAACCGTAAAGATAATTCCGCACACAAAACAGCAAGGCGGAATACTTTCTAAGCTTATAGATTTAATAACGGCGCTTGCCGTTTTCTTTTAAGGATTAACAAAATGAAAGCAAAATTAATTAAATTTGCAGTCGTAGTTATAGCCTCGGCTCTTACTATCTTCGCAGGAATTAACCTCGGAGAAAGTCAAATAGCTCAGGGCTTATGCTCGTTTTTCAAAATTTGTGCAGAACAATAGGGGTTTTAAATGTCGGCAAGTAATACAACAGAAAACGATTTATGTTTAGCGATATTCGATAGCACCGATCCTAGTTGGTGGGCTAATTCGGATTTTTATATTCGTTTACACAGCTCAGATCCAGGAGAGGCGGGAACGGCGGTAACGAACGAAATATCCTACACGGGATATGATGGCGTAGCCGTTTCAAGAACTACAGGCTTTAGTGTTTCGGGAAATACAGCAAGTAACGCTGCGTTAGTGCAGTTTCCCTTATGCTCAGGAGGTTCAGCAACAGCGACTTATTTTAGCGTTTGCACGACTCAAAATGGCGCGGGGCAAATTATTGTGAGTGGAGCACTTACAAGCTCTCTTGCAATCTCAAACGGAATTCAGCCGCAATTTAACACCGGCGAGTTAGATATAGTAATAGATTAATATGGGATTCGCTAACGTTTCCGAATACGCAAACGCCGACGAGGCGGGTAAGACTTGGGTTACTCAGTTTCGTAAAGCTGTGACATCAACGGCAACCGTCACGTCGAGCTATATTGATTACACGTATTTTGCTGGAAGCCCACTAGCTAATTTTTACGCATCAACTCCGCTCGAAAGTGCTTTCGTAGATTCGACTAGAGGTATTTATATACCTACAGTTGAAAAGCAGTATTTGAAAAACATTACTGTTATGACAGCGGCCTCATCAGCGACTAGCACAACGAACCAGCGCCAACAGTTAATGCTGTGTGATTATCTTATGTATTATCCGTTTATAGATACCGATTCGACGGATTTACAAGAGATGGTAGAGGTTGAGACGTTGCCCCGATATACATCGGCTAAAGTGATCGCAATTGCTCAAGCGGCGAGTTCTGCTATTGGACAGTTTACCTTCACTTACACGAATCAAGATGGGGTATCGGGAAGAACAAGCCCTAATATATATACCCAGATCGTAGCAGGGGGAGGCCAGAGCTTGTTATCGGAAGTATCGGGCGGGGGTTTTAATCCGTTTCTACCACTACAAGCGGGCGATTCGGGGGTTCAGTCAATTGAGGGCGTGACCTTTACAGTTACAGGCGGGGGCTTGATGGCCTTAGTTTTAGTGCAACCTCTAAAGACGTTTGCGCTTCATGCGGAATGTAGAAGGACAACATCGGGGAACTTAGAAAGCTATGGGGCAGCAAGCGCAGTTGATTCACTTATTAATAATCCAATAGCAACAGAGATAAAGCAGGGGGCAATTTTGGGGCTTTTATCGAAAGGTAACGGCGGAAGTTTAGCAAGCTCTACATTAGTAGGGTATTTAGAAACAGTTTGGAGTTAAAAAATGGGATTCACTTCACAAGACGACTTAATAACTAAGATCACAGACGACGGGCAAACAGACACCGTTATTTTTCAAAAAACATTACCAGCAACAGGAACGGCGGGGGCTTGGACGGATTTATCGGATGGGGTAGGTATTCCGGTTGCGCCGACTTACGGAGCCTCCGACTTAACCTTTACATCTACAGACGATACTTGGTCGGAAGGCGTTTCATGGACAGGCGGCGATGTAGATCCAGCTACTAAGCATTTTTTATCGGCAGGAGCTTGCGTAGTAGCAGCAGCGGGAGCACCTTGGTTCTTGATGGCAGTTGATCAGATTGGATACGTGAAACTTTCAGGTACAAACGTATCAACGACGGGCACAAAAACCGTTACTATGACGGCGATCTCTAACACCTCAGCCACAGTTGACAGATACGCAAACGGCGAAGGGTTGAGAATGTATATGTCGGCATTCGGCGCAGCACTTGGAGCTAATGCCCCGACTTGCGTAGTAAACTATTTAGACACGGCAGGAAACGCAGGGGCTACAACGTCCTTTACTTCAACAGCTTCAGCGACTAGAGGAAGCATAATCAACACAGGCGCGGCGGCTAATAAATTCAATCCATTTCTAGCATTAGCGGCAGGAGACACAGGAGTATCTGATATCGTTTCAGTTGTTTGGTCAGGTACAGCACATGCATCAGGAACGGTTATCTTACATCTTGTTAAACCACTTTGGACTATTCCAGTACCGGCTACAGGGCTTTATACAAAGATGGATTTTGTAAACGCTATTCCATCACTTAGACAAATCAAAGATGGGGCAAACGTTAAATTTATAATGTTTCAAACAGGAGCAACAACATCGGCTGGAACGATATTTGTAGATTTTGATTATGCTTACGGCGGATCATGAGCTTAATTCAGAATAATTACAGAGATACTTTTCCCGGTGCAAGGTTTTTCGGCGCTACGCTATCAAACGGATCATCGCCTTATACGGCTTCGCCATCTACCAAAGACGCGGGCGGTCAGAGGAATATCTTTGCTACTAACGCAGGGGTATCATCTCTTTCATCTAAGCCAGCAGGAGCAAGAAACCCCGTAGCATGGCAAATGCCACAAAAGGCGGGCGGCCTTGCTTCAAGAAATAATACTAGTGTTACGTTCTCAGAAACAGGTAACGCCGTATTAGGACTTCCAGCGCAAGGCTCAAGCACAATTACATTTACCCCTACAGGAACAGGGGGGTTAATAGTATCGGGTTCAGGTACAGCGACTATTACATTTGATGCTACGGGCTCAATTCTTTCAATCGCTTCAGGAAGCGGAAGCTCTACGATATCATTTTCAAGCACAGCGCTAATCGGAGCACTTGCAGGGCTTCAAGGGCAAGCAAACATTACAGTAACACCAGCGGCCTTGATTAGTGCTATTGGTTACCTTGCAGGGCTTTCAACTAGTGAAACTGAATTCTCGGCGGCAGCACTTGCGAATGCAGTATGGCAAGCACTCGCCTCTAACTATTTAGAACCCGGCACAATGGGCGCGGCCTTAAGCGCAGCCGGTAGCGCGGGTGATCCATGGACAACTAATATTCCAGGTTCTTACGTTGCCGGGCAGGCCGGGTATATTCTCGGCAATCTAGTATTAACAGAGGACGATCTCGCAAAAATAGCGGATGTAATATTAAGACGCTCAACTACTAACATCGAAGGAAGCGCAAGCGGCGACGCACTTTCTATTAGAAGCCTATACGGCCTTATAGCTCAAGGGGTGCACAATACCCAAATTTCAGGTTCTACGCTTACTGTTACGCGCTCGGATGACTCAACGCCGCTCGCAACTAGATCTCTTACGACGAGCGCCAGCGCCCAGGCAATAACAGGGATAGATACAGATTAATGTCGGCGTTTCAAAACTTCTTACATTTTATATACGGAATACCCGGCGGCGTAGCCGGGCTAATTGAGGAAAAAACAAAGGCGAAAGCAAGCCTAGTTAAGTATACATATTATTTATACGACGAGATTACGGTTCAGAATGTAGCGCGTCACGCGAAACGTAGATATTTTAACTCAAGCAAAAGGAGAAGATCCGGGTGAAAGCTAAATGGGATCGAGAAAGACTAGGCTCGAATGTTTTTCGCGTTAGCACGACGGTTCTCCCAAACTCTCAGTGGGAAGCATGGGCGCTGCTCAGTAGCGATAGGCATTGGGACAACCCAAAGAGCGATAGAGATTTACAGAAAAAACACCTCGAGGAAGCAAAAGAGCGCGGCGCTATCGTTATCGATAACGGAGATCTCTTTTGTGCAATGCAGGGCAAGTACGATAAACGGGCTTCAAAAGATTCAGTTAGAAACGAACATAAAGTAGATAATTATCTCGATAAGATTGTAGACGATGCCGCCGATTGGTTTCGGCCTTACAGAGAAAACATTCTACTTTTTGGGGAAGGAAACCACGAGGATTCTATAAAAAAACATCACGAGATTAATCTAGTCGAGCGCCTCGTTTCTCAAATAAATAACAAATCAAAAGTCGAAGTATATAACGGCCATTTTTCCGGGTGGGTGAAGTTTTCCTTTCAAACTCGACTCGGAGGGTGCAATCAAACAATTAATCTTCATTACGACCACGGTTACGCCGGGGGCGGGCAAGTCACAAAAGATATTATTCAACATCAGAGGCGCTCGGTATATTTACCCGACGCCGATATTGTTATTTCAGGCCACACGCATGACGCATGGGTATCTGAAACGCCTAGAGTTCGTTTATCGCAAAATGGAAAAATAAGCCATGATGTACAAACTCATATCAAACTACCCACATACAAAGAAGAATATAGAGAAGGAAAAGGCGGGTGGCATGTTACCACCGGCAAACCTCCGAAGCCGATCGGGGCGTGGTGGCTCCGGTTTTTCTTCTCAAGAAAGCACAATAGAGTCGTTTACGATGTTATACGAGCTAATTGAGGAAGAATCAGAACCCTTCACGCTTTTTAGAATCACCCGAAGCGGCTCCGAGTATACAAAATAGGTGTAGAATTAACCCCGGCACGATCAAAATCATATACCCAACTAGAACAACAACAAGCCAAAAAAGACCGTTAATAATTTGTCCTTTATACATTTGCCCTAACCCCGGGATAATCAAACTCATAACGGCAGCTACGCCAGGACTCCAAAGCGGCGGCTTTAAACTTTCAATCTCTTTTTTCCTTTCAGCTCGTAATTTAGGATCGAGATACTCGCCGCAATGCTTACACTTTTGAGCGGAGGATAAAATTATCTCGCTACAATATGGACATGGCTTACTAGTATCGAGTTGATCGCTTGCAAAATTCATAACACCCCAAAGATAAGCACTAAACTTCTAACTCGTCCGTGAGTAGTTATTCAAACTATTTCTTGTTTTTTGGTAAAAATTCCTCGTCGAGCCACTTGCCGAAATCGTCCCAGGACATACCTTTCTCGATTTCTAACAGCTTTCTAAAACCACACAGAACATCTAAGCGCATACTACGAGCTGACTTTTTATTATACCCAGAAACGCCAGGTATCGTAATTTTGACCCCTAAGTCGCCTAAATTATTAGATAAAGCATAGTCCGTTATCGTTAGCTTGCGACGAATCTTATCCATTAAATCCATTCCCATATAAGACAGTATATAAAAGATTCTTCATATATGTAAAGATTTTTATACATTTATTCTTGCATCCGACGATATCTTTATATAATCTTACTTATACAAAGGTAGTTACATATGAATAAGAAGCTCAAAACAAAATATCCAGCCGAATCCGTCGCGGTTTGTATGCTTAACGCTTTAGTGCGTTGCAGACGGGAAGCAAGGAAGCAACCAAGAAAAAATAAAAATATATTGAGGCACCTCGAAATACTCGACGCGCTTCAAGTGGAAGAGGGGAGATATGGCAGATAAAAGCAAAATTTCCGACCAAGAAAGAGAGAAGAGAGAAAAGCTAAAAGAGCTTATCGATTATCTGTTTGAGAATGAGGATACAGCTATAGAGGATTCTATCGCGCCGATTATCGCCGATTATCTTAACGACGGCTTTCTCTTTCGTTGTTGTAAGTGTGAAGAGATTAAAACGCCTTACGATGAGGATTACGAAACCGACGAGGGCACTATTTGCTTATCGTGCTCGGAGGCCATTCGGATAGCTGAATCGGACGAGCAGAGTTATAGGGAGGCGAAGGGAATTAGATAATTGTGCAGCAAGAATAAGAGCGGCGTGGACAGCGACACGCAACCTATGACCCGTTTTCATGGGCGGGAATACAGGGGGCTAGGGTAGCCGGTGCAATTCCGGCCTCTTATTCTTGGTACGCAATTCTGCATACTACGGGGATTTTTATTAAGTAAGGACTTTAGATTTCCCCGTTTTTTTACATGGAGGTTTTATATGGTTACTGCATTAACAATTAAGGCGTGCATTTTGGCCGCAATTCTCGGGATGCTCTCAGGTTGTACGGTTCATTTTGGAGTTGATTACACGGGCAAAACCGACAAAAGCAACACAACAGAATCACCTAACTATAGGAGGGTTAAGTAATGATAGAGAAAATTAAACATTTCGGCCTCGATGCCGCGATCATTATTTTATTATTCCTACCCGCGCTCGGCGCGTGGGTAGGTGGGTTTTTGGTCGCGTTCGGAGTTTACGACTTTGAGCTCAAAAACGTAAAAACTCAATTCAAGCTTTTTGTTGAGAGCGGCGCGTTTGAAAGAGCCGTCGATGAAAGAGTAGGGGAATTAAGAGCCAACGATATTTATACAATGGCTAAAAACGATAGAAAGTAAGTTTAACTATACGGAGTGAATAAAATGGGAATACTAGAGGAAGCTGTGAACGAACAAGCATATTTAAAAGCCGGGATCTTTGGAACCGCGGGAAGTGGTAAGACCACAACCGCGTCACACCTTGCGATCGCGATGGCTCATAAACTAAGTAACGGTAAACCCGTCGCGTTCTTTGAAACCGAGGCGGGATCTGATTTCTTAATTGAGCGCTTCAAGGTGGAGGGTATTAAACTACTCCGCAAAAAGAGCCACGCTTTAAGCGATCTTCTCGAGGTCGCAAAAGAGGCCGAAAAAACGTGCTCCGTTCTTATAGTTGATTCAATCTCGCACGTATGGAGCGAGGTTATGGAAGCTAAGCTAAGGGCAGTTAATAGGGCTCGAGAAATGAAAGCGAGAAAAGAGGGGTGGAAGTTTTACCCGGTCGAGAAGCTGGAATTTCAGCACTATGCAGACATTAAAAGAGAATGGGCGAAGTGGACAGCGGCCTTTCTAAACACCTCTATGCACATCATAGTATGTGGTCGAGCCGGTAACGTTTGGGAATATGAAACCAACGAAGAAACCGGGAAAAAAGAGCTTCAAAAGGGAGCCTCTAAGATGAAAGCCGAGGGTGAGTTCGGTTACGAGCCCTCTCTCTTGATAGAGATGGAGAGAGTTCAAAAGGGTAACACTCCGGGCGCTGGATGGACTCATAGAGCTCACATACTAAAAGACAGAACCGATACGATTAACGGTAAAGCTTTTAACTTTGAGCGGCCTAAAACCGGCTACAAAAAAGGCGATTGGTCTATAACATTTAAACCTTTCGAGCCTGTTTTTAGCTCTCTAAACATTGGAGGGGTGCAAAAAACATATGATGCCACGCGCACGAGCGAGGATCTATTTCCCGGCGACGATGGAGAAGGGCGCGTATCAAAACACGCTCAAATCAAAACCATAACCATTGAAGAGATAGACGGGGCGCTAGATGCTCTTTTCCCGGGAACCGCCGCGGCGGCAAAACAAACCCGAGCGCTCATAGGTGAGGTAGTTTTCGGAGTACGTTCTCGCACCGCTTTCGAGAAAACTATTCCGCTCGAGCGCCTACAAATCGGCCTCAAAGTGATTCGCGAGCTTGAAGCCGCCATAAAAGGGGGTAGAGAGTTCGTTGACCCGGAGGAAATGAAAGGGTTTCTACTCAAAGCCGCCGAGAATCAGGCGAAAGCCGACTTTGAAGGAGAAAAGCCCGTAGAGGACGATCTACCGGAATCTTTCACAGCCACACAGGAAACTTTAATAGCAAATTAACGAATAAACCCCCGAGACTAATAATTTCAACGCCTTGGGGGCTAATAAAAAGCGAATAATTTTACACAAACGAGGAATCAAATGATAGATATAGTTTACAGCAAATTCCATGGACGGCGTAGAATTTTTAGTATTATTCCATGTCGAATTTTGCTCGAAACATAGAGCTATACCTATCAGTTCACCTCGGATCTATTAATTCAGTTAGGCAATACAGATCGACAATTCTTGAGTGGTCGCAATTTGTAGGGGTAGACCAGATACTCGCCCCGAATCTTCAAGACGTTTGGAGATACATTCAAGAGCTCAAAAAAAGAAAAGGGCAAAAAAGCAGATATAACGGAAGCGATGAGATTTCTCTTGGAACAATTAAGCGAAAAATCTTCATACTAAAAAGTTTCTATAAGTATTTAACCGCCATGAAGCTATGCACCGATAACCCTTTCGACAGGCCAGATCTCCCAATGATGAGAAAAAAGGCCGACCCTAAAAGAAGAACCGAGCGCACTAATTACGCGACGGTTAGAAAAATGATCGACTCCCAAGGAGAAGATCGAGAAGGGCTAAGAGACAAAGCGATACTCTCTCTACTTTACGGTTCAGCCTTAAGACCCTCAGAGGTTAGACTTTTAACTCTTAATAACATCAAAAAAACACCCGATGGCAACTACTACGCCCGTATCCTTATGGCCAAAACAGCCTATAGAGAAGTTTTAATAGCCCCATGGGCGGCAAACGTAATAGAAAAGATTATCGCTCAACGTGAGGCCGAAACGGGCGACTCAAGCGCTTATATGTTCTGCCAGTATTACGGCGTGCCTAAAAAACCAAACAACAAACCACTATCCGAGAGCACGTTCTACCGAAAATTCAAAAACCACGCAGCCGAGGCGGGCGCTCCGTCTACAATCACGCCACACTCAGGGCGAAAAACAGCAATTAGTAAAATGATAGAAGAAGGCGTGCCACTTAGAGACGTTCAAAAAGTCACCGGACACAGCTCGATCCAAAGTGTCGAGACATATTGGCAAGATGTAACGGGCGTAGATGCTCAACCTGTCAAAAAGGTTAAATACTAAATGAAAAATTTTTCATCGCAATGTGAAAAAATATATGTACAGCGTGATCACCATCATGCTATGAAACGTTTTATGAGATCGTTCTGCGGATCGCTACAAATACCCTACCATTCAATTTCAGACGGAATCAGTCATAATTGACCGATAACTTTACGAAATTGTCAAAATTGACTGATACGAGCTGTAATTATCAGTCAAAAATGGAAAGGCACTAACAGCACCACAAGGGCGATCCTCTAAGGAGAGGGGATCGTGTCAATTAAAGAAACTCAGCTTGCAACCCTGATTGGAAAGTTAGAAGGCGCGATCCCTTATTCTCTTTCTAGGGGGTGGCAATGAGCGACAAGCTACCCTCAATATTCCTCGGGCACGATTTCTACACAAAACCTAGAAACCGAAAATGGATCGCCGATCATGGAGCCGAGGCCGTAATAATATTACAAACCATTTGGCTCGCTTCGTCGCAAGAGCGAAATTGTAAAATTGAAAAATCAGCCGTCCATTTTCTCCCTTTCCCAATTCCATTCACCAAAGAAAAGATAGATGAGGTTTTAACATCAGCCGTCGAAGTAGGGTTACTTGATGAATCAGGAGATTTTTTCTTTAATTCTCAGATAGTTAATGACGACAAATCTTTTAAGGTTAAGCGCGAAAACTATCGTAAAGGTAGACAGAAACGAGACGAAATCAAAGGAGAATCCTCCGAGAATCCTCCCAGAATCCAGACACAAACAAGCGAGAATCATATTGAATATGAATATGAATATGAATATGAAGAAAAAAAGAAAGGAGAACCCCCTAAACCCCCTTCGAAATACTCCGAGGTCGTCTACACCCCCGAGCGGGTAATAATTACCCCGAACGACTTTTCCCGCGACCACATCAAAGCAAAACTCAAAGACTACGGGCTCTTGAAGTACTACACGGAAGCCCTAGAACAGCTCGCGCTCTACTACCACAAAGACCCGTCACGCATTAAAACCGGGTGTTTATATCGAGACATTACAGCCTCTTGGCTCCGCAAGATTCTCTACGAGGAAAAAGCCTCGCGCAAAAAAGCAGAGCGCGGCGAAGCCCCGGCTTCACCCGCTCAACAACCATTTAAAGACCCGCAAACACCCAAACCAAAACCCTTGAGCGAAGAAGATCGCGAGAAAGCTAGAGCTTTAATTCGAGAGAGATTCCCCGAAGCTTACAAAGGAGAAAAAGCCGCATGAATATGGAAATTGCACTTAAAAACGCAGGATGCGACCCGCTCACCGTAAGAGCGTTTCTCAAATACCATACAAACCTGCCTCAGATATGGAGAAAGTTTGAGGAAAAAGCCCTAAACCTTATCGCGTGCGGAATCAAACGCTTCGGAGCTAAATGTATTATGGAGAATATTCGTTACGAAGAATCAATCGAGACAAAGGACGAGTTCAAAATCTGCAACTCTTTCACGGCGTACTACGCGAGAGCTTTCGAGATTAAATACCCGGCGCATAAAGGATTTTTCGAAACTAGAAGTTTAACCGGATTAAGTGAAGCAAGTAGGAAGGCGGCATGACAATCTACGAATCTCTAGGCGTGCTCTTTGTTAGGCCAATAATTTTCATGTTTCTATGGAATTATTACGATTATCTACACAACATGCCGACGCTTGGGTATTGGGAGTCCGTCGGGGTTATGTATCTCGCCTCTCTATTCTTTCCCTATAAATATCAAACATACCGAGGGCATTAAAATGATTAGAAAACCCCTCCCACAACTAAAACTCGGGCAAGCTGTTAAGGTTAATGTGACGTTTTGGCAACCTGAAATCGAAAACCAAGTCGGATCGATTTATAGCTGGATGTTTATTCGAGGGCTAATAGATTCAAAGGTTCACGTTTGGAACTATAAACCAGGGCAAGATCCTGAATGTGCTCGAATAACCCTCGAGCAGATCGCAGAAATTAGGAATGAAAACGGAGAAACGATATGGACACAGAAATAATTATTTTAATCGTCGCGGGGCTTATCTTCTTCTCGATTGTTTTCTTGATCGGGGCTTTTGCTAATGGGGGCGATGAGGATGATTTTTAATGGAGCTACGCACATATGAAAACCGATATTGACATTGAAACAGCCCGGGAAGCTTTTCAGCAAATTGCAGACAAGCACAAGGCGATAATTACCGTTGTTTGGAATCGCGACAAGTGCGAGGCGTTTACTCCGACTAGAAACCTAACGCCGCCGTTACCGGGTTTTGATTCTGTTAGTTTGCCGAAATTGGGAGAGGGGGAATGAAATCAATAAAGCTCACAGACGGTAAAATAATGTACCTTCCTGACGGGTGGGGTTTTTATAACGCGGGGGAGGTTCAGCCTGGAGATATGCTTATAGGCTTCCGCAAACTCCCCGACCCTAACCCCATGCCTGAGCTAGAGGTGGGGGATTGGTACACACACAAATGCATCACTTGTATCTGTCGTTGGGATGAGCATCGAATTGATAAGGAACGGCTTAACGATGGAGGCATTTTAGAAATCCGCAAACCCAACGGCCAAGTGTGGAAACGGGAGGGGTGATGAATTCCTTACGCGACCTTAGACGCGCATTTTTTATGGGATTCATAAGTGGAGCCGCGCCAGGGCTACTCGTTAGTTTAATACAGATTTTCGGAGAGCAACCATGACCACACCAAAACTATCAGACGAAGAGGTGAAGCCTGTGAG